TCAACCCCCATTATTGGAGGATCTACTGGTTTACCATTTCTACCATAGTCAATCTTACCAAATAATTTGACTTGGAATTTACCACCTAATACTTCAATGATATTATCAGGATCTTTAGTTAAACGAGATACCGTTTCTAATTCATCTAAAGTAAATGGTGAATTGNTCAACCCCCATTATTGGAGGATCTATAGGTTTACCATTTCTACCATAGTCAATCTTACCATATAAGTTAACTTGGAATTTACCTCCTAGTACTTCAATAGTACTATCTGGATCTTTAGTTAAACGAGATACGGTTTCTAATTCATCTAAAGTAAATGGTGAATTATCAGAACCTTGAGACCATTCAAGAAGTACTTCACGACGGATGTCTTCCCAACGGTTATTCATAGTTCTACAGATTTCTCTAAACCAGTCTTCTGATTTACCAAGTTGAGCATAACTGAACTTGATATATACGAAAGTAGACTTAGTATTAGAATTCATTATATCCATAATCTGCTGATATGATTTATCATACCAGAATTCAGAGAATGGAACTGCATCTTCTTTCATTTGGTATGCAAAGATACCTTCAGTGGATGTTAAGAACCCTGGTGTTGTAGTGAATAGGATACCATAAGGTGCACCATTTGCTCTAGCATTATCAGCAGCTCTCTTGAATGCAGGAACTGTATTAAGATAAATGATTTCATTGTATGGTGCAAATCCCCATTCGTCACCCCAGAGTAACGGAATAGATTTACCACGAAGAGTATTTTGTGCAGCTGTCTTATTACGAGCAGATGCTACAGTGATAATCTTATTTCTATTAACGGCATGCTCAAGTCTCAATACTGTATCAGAAACTTTAGCATTTTTACCATCACGAGAGAATGTTTGATCCATACGTAGATATGGAGGTAAACACTCACGTAAGTTTTTAAGTGTTTGTAAGTTATCTTTGGACCCATCTAATGCTTTATGCATAAATGCAATAGTAGAGTTAGATGTACCAAAGTTAAATAAGTGTAAATATCTAACGTCTGCTGATAGTGTTTTACCATGCTGACGAGGGAGCTCTAAGAATATATTCATATTATAAATAGAGCAGAAGAATAATGCCATATTACCACGGTGTAGCTCTAATGGAATACCTTTACCGCTACCACCTTGGTCTGGTACACGTACTACTTCACGAGCAAAGTACCAGAAGTTTACCATACATTCGGCTAATACTTTACCTTTGTAGTATGCACTTAAATTTGGATCATGTGGATCTATACCAGCAAGATCTGGATCTAGGAGTGCAAGCATGAATTTATTATTCTTTATCCCAATGGCTTTCAAATACTGATGCATCTTGATGAAGCTAGTATTTCGAGTAGACATTTGATAATATATCTTCATAAATACCTCTAGAGTAATATATTATAAGTGTGATATAGTGATATAAGATTTAGTATAAGGAGGTTATATCATGCTATTCACAATTAAAGAAATTAAGAAATTGGAATCACAATTCCGACCAACGTTAGTGATATACTATTTAGTATTATTACTCACGATGGTAATCATTATTGGATCTGTTATAGATCCACACTTTATGGTAAGATGGTCTTACTGGTTAACAATGAATGCTACTCAGAATATCAATACTGCAACTACAGTAATGGTATTAGGTAATCTTGCTAAACTAGTAACCATATTCTTACTTGGAAATTATGCTCAATACTTACATAGATTCATTCATGTAAGAATCTATGGTAAAAAAAGAAAAGTATGATAAATATCTCCCATAGGATTCAAAGATCCTATGGGAGATATATGTGTCTTATTTTTTTTCTTTTGTTGCTTTTTTAGCTTCAGAAACTTTTTCTTCAGCGTTTTCAACGATTTCTTCTTCTTTTGCAGGAGCAACTGCAGCTTTAGCTTCTTCTTTAGCTTTATCTTCAGCAGCTTTCTTAGCAGCCTCTTCTTCAGCTTTACGTAAAGCTTCTTCTTTAGCTTTAGCTTCTGCTTCTTTACGAGCAGCTTTAGCTTTTGCTTCAGCTTCTTTACGTGCAGCTTCTGCTTCTTCTTCGGAAATAGAAGGAAGAACTTCTGTATTATAGTTAGTGAAGTCTAATACTACTGTATCACCAGTAGGAAGGATTTCACGTACTGTAGCTTGTTGAGAAATGCAATCAGCAATTTCTTCTACAGTTAATAATTCACGATAGATACCACGTACAAATTTGTTACGTAAACGAATTGGACGACGGCATTCAACATTAACAAGTTTAGTCTTCAAAGTGCTCATCATATGCCTCCTGAATAGAAACGATTAATTCATCATCGATAAGATCATAAGCTTCTTTAAGCTCAACATTATCTTCGATTTCTTCAGCAAGATCTTTGCTATCATTTTCATGAGTGCGATCGATATCAGAAAGCAATTCAATTTCAGCTGCATCATCTTCATCGTCAGCTTCAATATCAATTTCTTCATCTTCTAACTCAGCTACAGAATCGATATCAGTGTTGTCATCGTCATCATCTAATTCGATTTCATCCATAGCATCAACGACATTGTCGATTGTATTATCCATATCGTTATCAGTAGCTGTGGAATCAGCAACAACATCTTCTACAGTAGAAGCTGCATCATCAAGCTCTTGATGGATAGTTTTATCATCTGCCATTATTAAATCCTCCTTAAAAATATTAATCTATAGCAGAATCGATGTAATCATCGTTATCATCTGCTAGATCATCTAAATCATCATCGGATAATGTAGATAATGCAATATCTTCATCATCCATAATTTCATCATCATCGTCACCATTTTCAATGGCATCAATGATATCTCTTTTAGCAATTAAAGAATCTAAGAAAGCATTTTCATCGACCATTACGTCAAATGCATCTTTCTCGTCAATTTGCTCTTTAAAATATTGATCGAGTTCACTGTTCATTGCAGTACCTCCATTAAGATTACTGATATGTTAACGTGATACATTTTTTAATATTGTTTGAACTTGACGTTCTAGGATATAAATAATCACAGGAACGTAGTAAAATATATCATGTTGAGG